GTTCGTGAATCAATTCGTGTAACAACAGTTAAGCCATCAGGATCAGTTTCAATTCTTTCTGGTGCAACTCCTGGAGTTCACTGGGGACCTGGAGGAAACTTCTTCCTTCGTGCTGTTAGATTTGGAACTACAGACCCAATGATTCATTTGTTTAAAGCAGCAGGGTACACAATTGAAGACGATGTTGTATCAGCAAATACATCTGTAGTATATTTCCCAATTAAGTCAGGTCATCCAAGATCTGAAAAAAATGTTACTTTATTTGAGAAGATTGCCCTTGCAGCAACTGCTCAGAAGTACTGGTCGGATAATGGTGTTTCTGTAACATTATCATTTGATAAGGAAACAGAGTCAAAGCATATTGTTCCAGCACTTAATATGTACGAGGGACAACTAAAGGCTGTCTCATTCCTTCCAATGGGAAATACAGTTTATCCACAGCAACCTTATACTCAGATTACTGAAGAGGAGTATAATGGCTATATTGGCAAATTGAAGCACATTGATTTTGGAGCAATCTATGATGGGGTAGATAATCTAGAGGCTCAAGGTGAAGCATATTGTACAACAGACTATTGCGAAATTAAGGTGAAGTAATGGAAGATTTAAAATCAAAAGTTATTTATATAAAAGGATTTATGCCAAAAAATTTGGCTATGTCTCTTACAGAATATTCAAAGTCACACACGTTATTATTTACTGAATATGGCAATGGAGAAAAAGAATTTACCGTTCATACTTATCATGAAATACAAAGAAATGATCAATCATCTTTGGATATTTTGCAGGAATATGCTAAAAAAGTTTATGATTTTGTTGTTGAAAATTATGAAGGGCCTTTTCAACCTTTCTTAGATGAAAAAACACATATTGCAAAGTTTACTCCAGGGGAGGGTATGCATGAGCACTATGATATGAATAGGCCTAATGACATTGCAACAATCCTTTACCTTAATGATGATTACACTGGAGGAGATATATATTTCCCAGAATTAAAAATATCTCATAAACCTGAGCCAGGAGATCTTCTTTGTTTTCCAGATAATCCAAACTATGTGCACGGAGTTCGTGGAATTCAAGACGGAATACGATACACAACACCCCGTTGGTTTACACGCATTGTATGATAAAATAGACTAGGAGGACCTATGTCTATTGCTTCAAATTTATATGCAGAAAAAGTGTTTGCACAGCATCCCACTGTCCTTTGGTCTTTAGATGACAAAGCAGACTATGTTTCTCAAATTTCAGAAATACAAAGAGGCTTAGCCTTTTGGGATGTAGAATATGGCCAAAAAGCATTGTTTGTAACAGAGGACGCTCCATTTGCTTCAAGTGCTGTAACAAAAATAACAACAGATCAATTAGCCCTTAATATTAAAGGCTTAACAAGGTATGTAAGTAAAGATATTAAAAACTTTAAAGAACTTGATCAATCATTAAAAACTATGGCAATAGGAGTATATTTTAAATCATTAAGTCAAAATGCTTCTAGATTTTCTATTGGTTATCAATATAACGATCAGGCTTCTGGAACAGTTATTACAAAATTAAAATCTTTTGAGACTTCTATCACCGACTCTTGGCTATTCATAGCAGATACTTTTAGAATTCCAGAAGACGATGTATCAATGAAACTTGTTTTTGAAATTGATTATTTTGGTGATGGAGATAATAGTAATATAGAAGTTTTAATTAATGGGTTTAGTTTTGGACAATGGTGTGAAGAATTTCACTCAGAATCTTTGGGTAGTTCTGTAGTAACAATTCCTACAACAATATCTACAAGCATAACAAAAGGCATTGAGGCTTTTTCATACTCAAGATCAGATCAAAAAGGATACTATCTTCTTAATGGTTCAATGAATTTAAAAGCAAAAAACTTTGGAGTCCCTATTGTTTATGGCTCACAAAACTCAACTCAAATTTACTATAATAATGGTAGCCCATCTTTAATCTTGCCTGCAAATGGATTTTTAAATCAATCTGGAAAAAACAATCAATATACTTTAGAATTTTGGGCAAATGTTAATTCTAAAACATACGATAGAAAAAGAATTGTTGGACCATTAAACTCTGAAGATGGAGTGTATGTTGATGGTAATTTTGTTGGTATTAAGATTGGTTCTAACTATCAAACTCACTATGTTGCAGAGTGGGGAAGGCCAATGCTATTTGATTTTTTTGTTAGTAAAACTAGAGCAACCTTATCTTTAAATGGAGAAAAAGTTATAGATATACTATTAACAGAAGGGTCTTATGTTCCACAAAACAAACTTGACTTAAATGGTAAAGATCAAGATTGGATTGGCTTTTACGCCTACGAAGATATTCCAAATATTTCTATTGATTGTGTTGGACTTTATCCGTATGAAATATCAGATCAACTTGGAAAAATAAGATTTGTGTATGGCCAAGGAGTGGAATTCCCAGAAAATATTAATACTGCGTATAGCGGTTCTTCAGTTTATATAGATTATGCTTTTGCTAATTATGCAAATAACTATTCCTATCCATCCCTTGGCACTTGGTCACAAGGAGTTTCAAATAATATTGCTATTAATAATAATAAATTAACAGTTCCAGAATATGCTCTTCCTGAAATAGTTTTGTCTAGTAAAACAGATACAAGTCTTTTTGCTTCATGTTTATCAATTCAAAATGAATCTGAAAACTTTATAACTTTTAGACCAACAACAGACTGGTCTTCAGAAAATGGATATTTAAGATATAATTCTTTAAGTTTTTTAAATGAAGAACTAAGTATTCTTTACGGAGTCTTTAAGGCAAAAACAGGACAAGGAACTCAATGTTTAATTAAAATTAGTGATGATATTTCTGGTAATTATTTTTCAATAGACCTTGTAGGCCTTAAACTTAGATACAGTCTTAACTATGGTGGACAAGAAGAAATACTATATACATCTCCAAAAAATATTTTAATTAATGATATTTTTTCTGCAGGAATAGATATTCGAGTTTTATCTAACTACTACGCACACAATGTTTCTTCTTTCTTTGGCAACATTGGATCTCTTTCGGTTTATATTGGCGGAACAAAGACATTTACTAATACTTTTACTGGTAACATCTATGCTATTGGATTTTGTAATGCAAGGAATGCATTAAAAATAAAACATCTTTTTAATGAAACTGGTTTGCCAATAGACTATGAAGATGTTTTTGGAACGTTTCCATCAAGCGTAGAATTAGATGCGGGAGACCAATATTTTGGAAGTCAGTCTGCATATTTTGACTATATTAATGACGGAGGCAGCACTTCCTCATTTTCCAACGATAGTTTGCTAACACATATGGCAAGTTGTACTCTTGTTCCAAAAGAAGACTTTAATTCATTTAGATTAGGAATAGACATTAATGCATACTGGGAAGACTCAATTCCTTTATCAAATTTGGCAACATATGTTAAGGATGCAAGAGGAGACGATTACTACAATCTTGATTTTATTCAATTTAATTTAGACTATGATTCACCACAAAAGTTAAAAGAAAGCGATACTTCTTCAGGTTCTTGGAAATATGGAGAGTCAGTCATTATAGAGGGAACAACAAAAACAATTCCTTCTTTGTATGAAAAATACTCAATACCAGTATCACAAAAATATTCTTCACTAGACAATCATCTTTACACTGGGTATAACGATTATGATGATTTAAAGAACAACTCAGTAAAAACTTACACTTATGACACAGAAGGTTCAATAATAAAATCTTATATATCTTTTAAGTTTTCATCATCTTCATATAATCAGCCTGATCTTTTTTTTGAAAACACTAAGCCAATTGCTAAAGATGGAATTATATCTCCAGATACAAACTGGATAAATACAAAATATGAAGTTATTAATAATTCAATTATTTATCCTCCAAAGTCTTCAAGTGTAAATGATATATCAATTGTTACACACATTGATTTTTTTATTAAAGACTCTAAGGTAAAAAAGCCTATGATTAAATTCTTACAATATTCTTCTCAAGCACTAAATGATACATCGCCAAATGCTGTAGGAACAAGGTTTGGAATACCAATGTACCCGTATACAAAAATTGGTAGTTACTATGACTATAAGTCTAACAATCCATTCTCAATATACAAGGGAAGTTCTCCATATTTATATTTAACAAAAAGAAGCGGGATAGAGTTAAGAGGACAAAATAGTCCAAGTGTTAATCGTGGAATATCTATACCACTTAATCAGACAAAGTCTGCAGACTATAACCTTATGGTTCTTCAGGCATGTATTAAATATTCAGACGATACGTTTCCATTTTCAGAAGTTGAAATATTTGAAATTAAATCTTCAAACAAACATATTAAATTTTATTTAGTTGCAAATAATCCAGATGGTAGTCGTGCAAAAATCTATGCCATAAATGCCAAAACAGGTGCTCTTGAAAATGGTGTTGGATTTTATCTTAATGGAACCCTTGTATCAAATCCAGTTATATCTATAGACGAATGGGCATTCATTGGAATATCTTTTCCAGAACTGCTTTATTTCTATGGAACCCCTGGCTACCTTCACATAAATGGTCCATTGATGATGAATACAATATCTTATTATCAGTCAACAAATTTACAAGAAGTTCAGAAAACAAACAAAAGACTTTGGTTTAGAGTTAGATATTCTCCTCAAGGAGAGTACCCATGGACCTTCTGGTCCCCAGCATTATGGAACGGAGTTCTTGTTCTTTCTTCAAAATCTTACTATGGAGTAGACCCTTCTGATATTTATAAGAGTTATATAGGAACAAATAAAGTTATTGTTGATTCAGAGTCAACCTTTACGTTAAAAGACTATGACTATTTTATTGCTACGGATGTAGGCTGGACAGCCCAAACCATAAGTGCAATCTAGTATGGTATACTTGTGGTTATGGATTCATTAATAGACCCAAAAACTGGTCAACCGATTGTAAAAAATGTAAGACGGCAGGTCATTGAAAAGAACTATGACTGGGGTCTTTATGTATATAAAAAGGCAAATGGAAAATGGTTTACAGATGGTAATGGATCTGTCTTAAATATACCTTCAGATAAAAATGATATTTCTAAGATTGCTGAATTAAAAAAAGTTGCAATGCATTATGGAGATCCTGGAGATGGTGAAGCCATATTTGTTCCAGGGTTAACAAGAGTTTCAGAAGAAGAATATTCTGAACAAGTTGATCGTATGAAGGCTGGACTTATTCCAAACTTAAATGACCTTGGTGCTGTTCAAGCAGCAAAAGATACAATTGCTTTATATGGAGATGAGGATTAATGTCAGAAGATAACGAATACATAATTGGCGCAAGCATTGATGAGTCAAACAAGACAGAAGATTTATTTTCAAAATCAGATCCTTTTAACGGAAATTGGGAAACACTAAAAGCCCTTGATGGATTAGAAGCAAATTTTAAAAGACGTATAAGTAGAACTTCAACAAAGATGGTTGAGCCAACAACTCAGTACACAACAGCAGCACTTGCTGGAAAAAGTGGTATTGATGGAGCACAGTCAAAAGAGATAAACCCAGGATTAGTATATGTAAACGGCTATGGAATGTTTGATGTAATCACTCCACCGTGGAATCTTTATGAATTAGCAAACTATTATGATACATCTTTTGCAAACCATGCAGCAATTGACGCTAAGGTAGAAAACATTGTAGGTCTTGGATATGAGTTTAAAGTTTCTCCAAGAACAATTTTAAGACTTGAGTCTTCAGAGGATAATAGTGCAACACAAAAAGCAAGAAAAAGAATTGAAAGAGCCAAGATTGAAGTAAGAGATTGGCTAGAATCGTTAAATGATGACGACTCATTTACAGCAACAATGGAAAAAGTTTATACAGACCTACAGTCTACTGGTAACGGATACTTGGAAATTGGAAGAACTACTCGTGGAGAGATTGGCTATGTTGGACACATTCCATCAACAACTATGCGTGTCCGCAGAATCAAAGATGGGTATGTTCAGATCATTGGAAATAAAATTGTTTACTTCCGTAACTTTGGGGCAAAAAATCAAAACCCATTAACCACAGATGCTAGACCAAACGAAATTATTCATTTTAAGCAATACTCACCATTAAATACATTCTATGGTGTGCCAGATATTATGTCTGCAATAAATTCTTTGCACGGAGATTCTCTTGCATCTCAATATAATATTGATTATTTTGCTAACAAGGCAGTCCCTAGATATGTTATTACTTTAAAGGGTGCTAAACTATCAAGTGACGCAGAAGACAAGATGTTTAGATTCTTACAAACAAGTCTAAAAGGTCAATCACATAGAACGCTATATATTCCATTACCAGGAGATAGCGATACAAACAAAGTTGAATTTAAGATGGATCCCATCGAAGACGGTATACAAGACGGCTCATTTAAAGAGTATCGTAAACAAAACCGTGATGATATCCTGGTTGCACATCAAGTGCCACTATCTAAACTTGGAGGTGGCGATTCTGGATCTATTGCAGCAGCACTTGCACAGGATCGCACCTTTAAGGAACAAGTGGCAAGACCAGCACAAAGACAACTTGAGAAAATGATCAATAAAATTATTAGAGAAAAAACAGATATTCTTGAATTTGGATTTAATGAACTTACACTTACAGATGAAATTGCTCAGTCTCAAATACTTGAACGCTATGTTAAGAATCAGATTATAACTCCAAATGAAGCACGTGTTGTTCTGGATATGCCACAGCGTGATGGTGGAGATGAAGTGCTTGATCTTAAGCCAACAACCGCTGCAGAGGCAACAACTACAAGGGCACGAGATTCAGAGCGAACAAATAATAACTCAGACAGCACTTCAACAGTTGCTGGAAGAAGTCCAAAGGGAGAGGGAAGAAAAACTCCTTAATGCCCGATATGTCCACATTGTGATATATATGCATAAAAGGGGTTTATAATATAATGGTGAGCAATCTATCCAAGGCCCATTGGAATTCAGATGGGGACAATTTGCGTCTTTCAATGCCTTTTAGCAAGGTAGACAAAGAGCGAAGAATCGTATCTGGATTTGCATCCCTAGACAATCTTGACAAGCAAGATGATATTGTAACTGCCGAAGCATCAATGGAAGCCTTTGCAAAATTCCGAGGGAACATTAGAGAAATGCATCAACCATTAGCAGTAGGCAAGATGGTAAACTTTAAAGCAGAAAAGTACTTTGATCCAGAATCAAAGAAATTTTATAATGGAGTATTTGTATCCGCTTATGTTTCAAAAGGTGCACAAGATACTTGGGAAAAAGTTTTAGACGGAACTCTTGCTGGTTTCTCAATTGGTGGAAGAATGAATAAATGGGATGATGGGTTTGACGAGAAGTCAGATAAAGCAATTAGAATTATTAAACAATACGATTTAGTTGAGTTGAGTCTTGTAGATTCCCCAGCAAATCAATTTGCAAATATTGTTTCTGTTGAAAAAGTTGACGGAGTAAATATTATAAAAGGTGACGAAACAGTTTTAGAAAATGTTTTTTATGACAAGGAATCAGGAATTGTTATGGTTTCAGAAAATGAATCAGAAGTAAGTCCAACATCTGGAGAGCAGATGACAAATATAGGTTTTGTTGAAAAAACAGATAATGAAAAGATAGACATGATAAAATTCTTAGTTGATAGTGCTAAAGGCATTAATACTTCTAAGATTAACAAGGAGGAAAACCTTATGGCAAAATCAACAAAAAACACAGTTGAAGAAAT